ACTGGACGGAAGCGGAGATCGAGCAGCAGAGAAGCCGCTTCTGCAGCGTCTGGCAGGTCATCGAGGAAGCGGAGCTGGTCGATGAATACGAGGCTTGGAAGGAAGCCAACCCCAACGCCTAACAGCACCCAAAAGGTACACGCTCCGAAAAGGGGCTGTGCCTCGTATCCGATGTGTTTTATATAAAGTTGCCGAAATGGGAAACTATTTGTTGGTTATACAGAAAAGTTTCCTGTTTGGGAAAATGATATTTCGAGGACTTCTTTGGAGGTCCTTTTTCTTTACCCATTTTTGCAGAAAGGAGGAGATGCCAATGGCTACCAGAGGCAGAAAACCAAAGCCGACCGCCATGAAGGAACTGGAAGGTAATCCGGGCAAGCATCCGCTGAACACCAGCGAACCGAAGCCCAATAAGAAAGCACCGGCCTGTCCGAAGTGGCTGGAGCCGGAAGCAAAGAAAGAGTGGCGTAGACTTGCCAAACAGATGGAAGCCATCGGCATCCTGACCGAAGTGGACATGGCGGCCTTTGCCGGTTACTGTCAGGCGTATGCCCGATGGAAGGAGGCAGAGGAGTTCATCACCCAGCACGGCACTATCGTCAAGACCCCGTCCGGGTACTGGCAGCAGGTGCCGCAGGTGTCCATCGCCCAGACCTATCTGAAGATCATGAACAAGTTTGCAGAGCAGTTCGGTCTGACCCCGTCCTCCCGAAGCCGGATCATTGCTTCGGACGGCGGTCCTACAGATGCAGCTGATGAGATGGAGAATCTGCTGGGAGGAGGTGGAAGCTGATGGTAGAGTGCAGACCAAAAAACTATCCGAAACTGAAGGACTACAAGCCCAGCCGGTTCATGCTTCCGACCTGCCATTACGATGCCGCAAAAGCAGACCGGGCAGTGACTTTTATCGAAAACCTGCGTCATACCAAAGGTAAGTGGGCAGGCAAGCGGTTCTGGCTTCTCCCTTGGCAGGAGCAGATCATCCGGGATGTGTTTGGAATCGTGGACGAGAGAGGAAACCGTCAGTTCCGCACGGCTTATGTCGAAATCGGCAAGAAGAACGGCAAGTCCGAACTTGCCGCCGCGGTGGCTCTGTATCTGCTTTTTGCCGATAATGAGCCATCTGCCGAAGTCTATGGTGCTGCGGCTGACCGCCAGCAGGCATCCATCGTCTTTGATGTTGCCCATCAGATGGTGCAGATGACCCCGGCACTTTTGAAACGGTGTAAGATCATGGCAGCCACCAAGCGCATCGTGAACTACGGGAACGCGGGATTCTACCAAGTCCTGTCTGCCGAAGTCGGCACGAAGCACGGTTTGAACGTGTCGGGTCTGGTGCTGGATGAGGTTCACGCCCAGCCAAACCGAAAGCTCTACGATGTACTTACCAAAGGTTCCGGTGATGCCCGTGAGCAGCCGTTGTTCTTCCTGATCACTACGGCCGGCACGGACAAGGAGAGCATCTGCTACGAGCTCCACATGAAAGCCCTTGACCTGTTGGCCGGACGTAAGATCGACCACACCTTTTATCCCGTGGTCTATGGACTGACGGATGAGGATGACTGGCACGATGAAGCCAACTGGTATAAGGCAAACCCCTCATTGGGCCAGACCATCCAGATACAGCGTGTCCGGGATGCGTACCAGGAAGCACTGGACAACCCGGCAGAGGAGAATGTGTTCAAGCAGCTTCGTCTGAATATGTGGGTTGCATCGCTGACCCGGTTTATCCCGGAACACATCTACAATCTGGGCAACCAGCCCATTGATATGGAAGCCCTGAAAGGCCGTGACTGTTATGGAGGTCTGGACTTGTCCAGCACCGGAGACATCACGGCTTTTGTGCTGATGTTCCCACCGAGAATCCCAGAAGAAAAGTACATCATGCTTCCTTTCTTCTGGATACCGGAGGACACGATCCCCCAGCGTGTGCGCAGGGCATCCGTTCCGTATGATGTCTGGTATCAGCAGGGGTATCTGATGGCGACAGAAGGCAATGTCATTCACTACGGATTTATCGAGAAAGTCATCGAGGAGCTGGGTAAGACCTATCACATCTTGGAGATTGCCTTTGACCGATGGGGAGCCGTGCAGATGACCCAGAATCTTGAGGGGATGGGATTCACAGTCGTACCTTTCGGACAGGGCTTCAAAGATATGAGCCCGCCCACCAAGGAGTTCTACAAGCTCCTGATGGAAGGGCGTATTACCCACGGCGGCAACCCGGTCATGGCATGGATGGCGGGGAATGTGGTCGTGGATACCGACCCGGCTGGCAACATCAAGCCGACCAAGGCGAAGTCGCCGGAGAAGATCGATGGTATCGTCGCTGCGATCATGGCACTGGACCGCTGTATCCGAAACGAAGGACAGCAGCAGGGAAGCGTCTACGATGAGCGTGACATGATCGTTTTTTGATATGAAGATTTGGAGGAAAATACAATGAAGTATCTGATGAGTGCAGAATGGTGGAAGGCAGCTGGCATCCGTGCTGCAAAGACGATGTTCCAGACCGGCGCGGCTCTGGTCGTGACCCAGATGCCCGGCGGCACGGTGGACTGGATGGCAGTTGGCAGTGCAGTGATCGTGGCGGGTGTTGCGTCCCTCGGTACCAGCCTTGCCGGTCTGCCGGAACTGGAAAAGGGGGATAAGGATTAATGGGATTCTGGGAATGGATGGGGTTTGAGAATCCAAGGGATTCTCCCAAAACAGAACAGCCAAAAGAAGGTCTGCCGAAGGTCACGGATAACGTCCGCGATTCCGGGCAGACCTTTGTGTTTGGTCGCTCCAATGCCGGGGAGCAGGTGGATGAGAAAGCAGCCATGCAGATCCCGACTGTGTATGCCTGTGTCCGTCTGCTGGCAGAGTCCATTGCGGCACTGCCGCTGCATCTGTACCGGATGACAGACGACAACGGCAACAAGGAAAAGGCGAGGGATCATCCGCTGTATAAGATCCTGTATCGCCAGCCCAACCCGGAGATGACATCCTTTGTCTTCTGGGAAACACTGATGACCCACCTGCTCCTCTGGGGCAACGCTTACGCACAGATCGTCCGGGATGGCAAGAACACGGTGCTGGGGCTGTATCCGCTTTTGCCGGAAAATGTCGAAGTGGATCGAGACGAGAGCGGTGAGCTCTACTATATCTACCACGCATACACGGATGAAGTTCCGGGAGAGCAGAATAAAGACCTCTACTTTCGCCGGGACGAGATCTTCCATGTGCCGGGGCTTGGGTTTAATGGTCTGATCGGTTTCTCACCGATCGCCATGATGAAGAACAGCCTCGGCACTTCCATTGCCGTGGATAAATACGGTTCCTCTTTCTTCAAGAACGGCGCACAGCCAAGCGGTGTGCTGGAACATCCCGGCGTTGTGAAAGACCCGAACCGTATCCGGGATAGCTGGGAGGCGGCTTATGGCGGTGCAGCCAATGCCCATCGTGTGGCTGTGCTGGAAGAGGGCATGGCCTACAAACCAATCTCCCTGCCACCGGAGGACAGCCAGTTTTTGGAAACGAAGCAGTTTTCCGTGACGGAGATCTGCCGCATCTTCCGTGTGCCTCCGCATCTGGTAGCCGATCTGTCCAGGGCGACCTTCTCCAACATTGAATACCAGTCGCTGAACTTCGTGATGCACTCCCTGACTCCGTGGCTTGTCCGCATCGAGCAGGGCATCATCAAGGATCTGCTGCTGGAGGAGGAGCAGGATATCTACTTCCCGAAATTCAATGTGGATGGTCTGCTCCGTGGCGACTACCAGAGCCGGATGAACGGCTATGCGACAGGAATCAGTAACGGCTTCCTCTCTCCGAATGATGTGCATCGTCTGGAGAACATGGATCTCATCCCGGCAGAGGAGGGTGGTGACGACTATTACCTGAACGGCGGCTATGTGAAGCTGAAAGATGCAGGAGTGGCACAGCAGAATAAAGCTGCCGCAGTCCAGCAGAATCAGCCCAAACAGACACAGCCAGAGGAACAAGACCCGGAAGAAGAACCTGACAGCGATAACCGGCTGAGTGAGAGTAAGCCACGGAAAAATGGAAGGAGAACCCGATGAAGAAATTCTGGAACTGGATCAAAAACAGTGACGACACCAGAATCCTCCGGCTGGAAGGTCCCATCGATGAGGAATCATTCTGGGGTGATGAGATCACGCCGCAGATGTTTCGGGATGAGCTGGAATCCGGTGAGGGGGATGTGACCGTCTGGATCAACTCTCCGGGCGGTAATGTGTTCGCCGCTGCCGAGATCTATACCATGCTTAAAGACTACAAGGGCAGCATCACGGTCAAGATCGATGCGATTGCGGCATCTGCTGCATCTGTTGTGGCAATGGCCGGTGATACTGTTCAGATGAGTCCTGTTGCCATGCTGATGATCCATGACCCCAGCACAGTTGCGATGGGCAACACCAAGGACATGGAGAAAGCCATCGAGGTGCTGACCGAAGTCAAGGAGAGCATCATCAATGCCTACGCTGCAAAGAGCGGTCTCAGCCACGCCCGCATTGCCAACCTCATGAGCAATGAGACCTGGATGAATGCGAAGAAGGCTGTGGAGCTGGG